AGCCACAACTACGCGAGAATTGTATCTTGTTACAAAACAATGACGATTCATATAAAATACAGCAAATAGATTGATAGTATAGTAAAAAGATTTAGATATTTTGTTACTATAGAAAGAAATATGAATACACCTTTGAAGATTTAAAATGGGACAAAATATAATATATTGTTAAAATATATACCACCGATGAAACGCCCAGTTCGCGCAAAAGACGGAACATATACAGTAAAAGGAAAAAAATATAAGGAATTATTTGGTTCACGAGAACAAGTGTATAATAGAAATGCGTATAAAACAAAGGCAGGTCTTACATTTGATGATATATTGATGAATAAGCGAGGTAGAATCGTTTCTGCAAAGAAACACAAAACAGCAAAAAAAGAACAAAGATTAGAAAAGTATGGATATTCCGCAAAGAAAGGGAAATTTGGATATGTAAAGAAAAACAAAACGCGTAAGAAAAAATAATTCTAGTATAACTCAAATATGTATACTAGAATATGAATGATAATTGTCACTATAGCATGTACCAGTCGGGTAATAAGAACTTACTATCTATAATATATTCTTCAAAATGGTCGAATACATATTTTTCAAAGTATGTTTTTCCGACAATCTGTGAATTTCCGGAAGAGTAATATTTACAATAGTAAATATATGCGTCATAAATAGAAATATTAGGAAGTAGACTAGGGGATGAAACCCCATTGGTTGTAAATTTATTTCGAGTAGATTCTTTCATATTATCTAATGCGACTTGAATATCTAATTGTTTATCCCATAAGTTACATCGTATTCCGATAATGTATTTATCTCGTTCAATATCAATAGATGGAAAAAAATACTGTATTAGGTCAATAATTTGTTTGTCATTTAGATTAACACTGCCTATATTCATAGTTACTCCCCATTTTTTGAATAAACAAACAATTTCTTCTATTTCAAAATCGAATTCGGTAGTGTCTAACACAATAGTATCGTTCCAAAAATGTAAAAATTTTTGGATAGCCGGTAAATGTTTACTACATATACCAATAAATGAATCCTGTTCCTCGTTAAAATATGGTGTTAATTTTTCAACCAAGAAGGTTTTAAATGTATTTAAGAACATAATTGGCGGAAGTTTATTCGCATCTAAAAAGTGTTTCCATAAGTACTGCATGTTTTTCCAAGTTATTTGTGGCGTGCGTATTAACCCATCATAGTTATCCGGTATTACACTTCCAATAGTTTCACTATTTTCAGATAAATTAATATCAATGTAGTCGGATATAAATTTTGAAATCAATGTAGATGTATCCATTTTTTTTACATAAAAAACCGAATCGTGTAGTTCAGTATCGTTACTGTAATTCATTATAAAATCATCAGATGACCCATATCGAAGTGAGTAATGTGAAGCCACACATAAAAGATCTAATGACAATGGTTGAATAATTTGGTTCCATACATGTTCGTGTCTAACGGTGTCGCTTATATTTACCAAACGACAATCTTGATAATTGTGGTCATGAAACTTGTTTTTAAAGGTTTGTGATAGATTATTACCAATTAAGAATTGACAAATTGAATTAAGTTCTTTTATAAACTGTCTAGAAGAAGGCTGAATATAATGAATAAGATTTGTATTTTTCCGATGAATATTATCACCTAGAATGGTTAGAAAATATTTGACTTCGTTTCGTGAAGGAAATAATGAAGGATATAGTGCGTCGATTACACTTTGTATCGTATCGGATTCGGGTATACTTTGTATTAGATTTGTTTCCTTTATACGCTTCATAATATGAATTTTGGTTCTCTGTTTCCATGTCATAAGATTTTTTCCACGTGTAATGGTAGTCAATATGTTATGTAATATATCATCCTCGTTTATAACTTGATAATGAATACCATCGTAATAAAAAAAACGTTCTGTAGTAGGAACAAAGAAATATTGATTGTCGTTAAAAAAAGAGTGAACGAAGTTGTCTTGCTCTGCCGTGAGTTCTTCCATTCGGGTAATTCTAAACTCATGGGATGATTTAATATTATCAATAATATTGGGTAATTGTGTATTTACGTAAGAAAAAATCTTTGATATCATATAATCGTCATTTTCATATTTTGAAAATAAGGTTTGAATAGTATCAACAGAACCGTGTATAAATTTATCTAGTTCGGCATTGTTACGTGTCTTTTCTTTATGTAACTCCATTATACAATATAATCAAAAACTTTTATATTGTATTTTTATATAATTTATATGGTAACTACACTGCGTTTTTCAGTGTCTTTAGTATACATGTCTTGCTTGTCCGAAACAGCGGATAATAAATGTTTTGAAATAATAGAAGTAGTATTTAATACGGCCTCCGATGATAATACTGCAAACCATTGATATTTTTGTCGTTTAAGTATCTCATCTGCGGGTATGTGAATTCCATAACAGTTGTCATGAAATGGGATATATGCTTCTTCCATAAGATTTTCTAATAACACTGCTTTTCCATTTGCGTTCTTTACACCAATAAGCCCTCCGTCTATGATATTCATCTTTTCATTTTGAATAGCATTGGAACACCACAAAGCAGTATCCTTCATAAATTCATTTTCATTGGATATGTGAGTATTATGATTACGATTTTTTAAATATTCAATCAACTCTAACATTGTAGTATCATCTTTATGTGCACCTATAAATGTTGTATCGGGAGAAAAACATTTTGAATTTCCATTTTTTAGTAAATATGTGTTGTGGTTTACACTTTCGCAAACAAATGGTTTGTTCCATCGTGTACCTTCGTCAAATAATGATTTTAAATTTTGTTTACATACAAATGAATTAGGAACAGTCATACCACCGTAGAAATAGATTAACTGTAATAACCCTAATTCACGGTACTGACTTCGTTGTGGTTCTGCGACCTTACTCAAATCAATATCCCATGAAGGGATTAATTTACTAAACGATTCGTCGTCAATTAGACAAATGTTAAAATCTTCGCCACAGTGGTCGATAATAGTTTTAATTGTTAGATGTATGTAGGGTTGATTTAAATCAGTAGTATTTCTAGAATAAAAATCTTTCCATTTACGTGCGTTTATTTCATATTTAGTATGAATCCAGATTTTTGGGCGATTATATCCATACAACGGAGAATCATTAAGTAAATATTTTTTTATAAGTTCATAATCATCATTTGTTTCAAATGTTTGTTTGTATTTATCTGAAAAATAACTTGCAACAACTATAACCCCAATCGTTAGTATATATGTGGATACATTTTTTGAACTAAATAACATTACGTCGGTCTGAATATATAGTATACTAATATGTTTTTTGTAAACTAAATTCGCAAATTACGGTAAGTACAAATTTAGGTTCAGAAAAAGATTGTATAGTCGATGTTGTACTTTGATTTATTGTAATTAATTTTGGAGGTAAACATAACAGCGCTATGTTTACATAATTGACGTAAAATAGTTGTAAATGCTGTATACGTTATTTTCCGTTCTAAATAAAATTGTTTTCCGTCATGATAATATGGTTTTAATTTTTCACAAAAATCAATATGATAATTATTATACATCATTTTTTTATAAGAACTCATATCAATTGTGTAATAATTTTCTTTTTTAAGCGCGATTAGATCTAACAGTTCATGCAAAATATTTAACGGCGCGCTTTTTTTGAAAATTTGTGAAACCATATTATTTCTAAAAATATTGATTATATAATATGCGATATAAAATCTCTAAATGGTTGGTTTGATTATGTGAATATACTTACGAATGGAATAGATTATATAAATTATTTGTAAATAATGCCAATTCTATACCATCTTCATGTATATTATGAAATACAGTAATATATTTGCATAAGAACGGGATGATTTCATACTTGGTATCTTCAGATAGTATATTGGTCTGTTTTACGAAACAAATAAAGCAGTCTAATATGTCAATTACAGAGTACCCATAATCATGTATATTATATAATATTTTTATTGCCGTGTTTAATTGTTTATTTTTTATGCAGTGAAAATACTCTTCTAACGCATCATATGAAATATTTGATACTAATTGTTTACATAATTCAATTGTAATCGGTTTGCCCAATATATACATTTTTTCTAGGTAATTAATCAATAATCGAATGGAATTTTCAGAAATATTTACCAAATAATCCTTCGATTCTTCATCAATTATTATGTTCTCTTGCTCTACAATTTTATTCATAATCGTTCTTATTTCGTCAGTTGACGGTTGATTAATCTTTATAATATGTGTTCTCGACTGCATACTTTCTATTACCTTTTGAAGATTACAACATACAGATACAAAGTTAATATTATTTTTATATTTATCTAGATAATTACGAAATACTTGTTGACTTTGCTCGTTAATACTATCAATGTCGTCGACGATAACGAGTTTCTTCTTTCCATATATTGAACTTCGTGACTGACAAAATGTTTTCATCTCATTTCTAAAATATTGAATGCCTTGTTCTTTCAAATTATTTATGAAGAGAATATCATGCGTTGGAAAAGAACCAGTTTTGGATAATCCATAGTACTCGCGAATAATTGCATATAATAGTGTAGTTTTACCGGTACACTGGTTCCCTACAAATAACAAATTTAGATTATCAATGTCGATTAATGTATGAATAGTTTCTTTTAAATGTTGGCTTATGCTGAAATCATTAATAAAATATGGTTTATATTTGTTAATAAACGTATTGTCATTATTTTGATAAGTCATAATATAGTATATTATTCTAACAAAGTAAATTTATATCATTTATTCAAAAATGTTATAAAAACATAATGATTATAGTATAATAATGTCGAGAACCCACTATCAAACCTTGGGTATAGATAATACTGCTACCGATGTAGAAATAAAGAAGGCGTATCGTTCATTATCATTAAAATATCATCCCGATCGCAATCAAAGTTCGGACGCGACAGTAATGTTTCAAGAAATAAGCACCGCTTATGAAATATTAGGAGACCCTGAAAAAAAAAAAGAATATGACAACGAACGAAATGGAACAAAAATGAATCCATTCCAAGGATTTCATAACATGGATAATATGTTTAATATGATGTTTAATGGAGTCCAAATGAACTCCAGTATGCCAAACATTCAAATATTTCGTAATGGAAACACTACAACCCACGTGTTCCATAGTAACATGGGTGTTCGTAAGCCTGATACTATTACACAACAACTTAATATAACATTAGAACAAGCATATTCAGGATTAACTCTACCAATTGAAATAGAAAGATGGGTACACGAAAATGGTGCAAGGCGTCCCGAAGTTGAAACAATTCAAGTTGAACTACCCCCAGGTATTGATAATAACGAAACTATCACACTAGGTGGGAAAGGGAATATGCTTGAAAATATACAAGGTGACGTTAAAATAATTGTTAATGTACGGTCGAATGATTTATTTCAGCGTAGAGGGTTGGATTTATGTTATCGCAAAAAGATTTCATTAAAAGAGGCACTGTGTGGGTTTGGGTTTGAGTTTATACATGTTAGTGGAAAAAAACTGGGAATGAATAATATTAATCCATCTATTATAATAAAACCAGGACATAAACAAATAATTGAAGGACTAGGTATGAAACGCAATAATATGATAGGGAAACTGATTTTTGAATTTGAGATTGAATTTCCGAATCAACTATCAAGCGAACAAATGGAACATGTAAAAAATGGATTATCATAAGGTGTAATTGTTAACTGTAATTACATCTTATCAATTAAGAGATTCTCTTTGTTGGGATTTCAACATCTACAATATAAATTGAATTTTCAGTAATAACAATGTATTCTGAACCAACCTTGTAGATCTTGGAAATAGGACTAGTGTATTCATCCTCGCTCTTGACTAATAATTTTTCTTGAGTATCCTTTACCCCGATCAATACTGATTTTTCAAGGGAAGCAGTCCAGTAATCCATCATAATAGGTTTGTCGTCTACAATCGATAACTTAATTGCGTGTTGAAGTGTAGTCACTTCGGGTAATTTATAATTACTTGCATTTTTTTCAGAAGAAGTATCTTGCATTCTATGATATATGTAATCATACAATGTTTACTTTAAATACTTAAAGTCTATAATAATATATTTTCAAAGTAGGCACGTCAATAGAATCTACATATAAGGTATAGATGAATACAACAAAAACAAATAAATTACAAATTATCGAAAAATATTGTCTAGTCATGAATGAATTTGTAAAACGCATTCAAGAATCGAAAATAATATTGGAATCACAACAATCGGTTATGACTTTATCAGTTGGTATTACATCTATTCATCGTGTTTTTGAATATACACTACTTCATACAAAACAATTAGACAAGGCACTCTATCAGGCACGTCAAACATATTACTATTTTTTAGAATATATTGAACAAATACAAGAATCCCAATTAATTAGTTCGCTCAATCATAAAGATGCCATTACGTTTGTGTATAAAAAGGCAATATTCTCATTACATGATGGAATAGACCGCGAACGGTCATCGACATTGACAAATATATTATCATTAGAAGACGATTCAATTGTAATAAACGATAAAGAATGGAGAATGTTATTCATACGTATATCTAAATTTATTAACAGTTTACTATGTTGGAATAATTACATATATGATTTTAAATTCCGTATACATTTATGTCAAACATTTTTAGACAAGTATTTATTACATATTGAAAGACTTGATTTCACTACATATTATTTAGAATATATACATCAAAAATTATCTATGTCAAGTGAAAAATATGTTGAATTGTTAGATAGTATGTTACACAAGAGTGAAAAATCAAAACGTATACGTAGTGGGTCGATAACCGAGCAAGAAAAAAACGATATAGTTTTTTCAAAAGTATCTATAGGTAACACTAACTTTAAAGATAAATTTAACACATGTAGTACTGACGAGTTTGTTAACTGGTTGTATTCTGAATAATCTTAGAATAATATTCACTCGATACAATAATATTTTTTTTCCTTAATTTTTCCTTTTTTATTTTTATATCGGTATCCGTGTTTTTCACGTTTATGTTATAATATTCATCATGTAATACCTTTTTTATGAAACTATACACAAATCTTAATATTTTCTCCGTACAATTTCCGACAATTAAACAACTTCCAGTTCTAAACACCATAAACGACACTTCTGTATATTTTTTGGCATCGCACAATTCACTCATTTTCATGTTTCTATCCTCAATTCCTACTTGTCCCGATTGGTTATCTAGATTGAAATCCTCCTCCATATTGAAATAAAACTTACATTTTATACCAGGATAACTACATGGGTCATACGCAGTTTCAATATTATATTGAGAACTGCGCAGTATAGAATATAATTTATCCCGATTAATGTAATATCCGCAATTGAAATTTGAATTGATTAATACATTATTTTCCTTGTCATTTTCTAAAAAGTGTAATCGTTGCTCCATAAACGGATTTAATAAATCAAGTATCATTTTCTTCACTATTGTTAATATTTCATCATTTAATACACCCGGAATTTCCATTTTACCAGTGTTAAACACTTTTACATGTATTTCTCGAAAACTATCTTTATATTTAAATCTCATAATAACCGCAAAACAATTATAAAATGCGTTTTTTACTTTACCTCTACACGTCATTATATCTTTTTTAGATATCCCAATTGTAATCTTACGCTCGTCTTTAAATTTAATTCGCCTAGCACTGGGATTATCTATCTGCTTAATAATATTTTCATTGTAATAATTAATTCCTTCCAATTTACTTTTATAATTATCAAACTCCTCTTTTGTAGAGGACACTATTTTTATTTGTTTTTTTAATACTCCATTGGATGATTTCCAATAATCTATTACGGGTATCTTCCAGAATACACCTTGAATATCTATAGGACAATTCAAAAATAGTACTTTTGTTGTTGTTGAAATATACAAATCGTCGCATATTGGTATAGTTCCAGTTTCTGATAATTCTACATGAGATATATTTTCGGATTGTGTACTACCCGCGTATATTTCATTATCTTTACTTTTATTTTCGTTATAACTAGAGTTTAATGATGTAAAATCGTACGTGTTTAACTCTTGATTTGATAAAAACGTATTCCATTCGGCATCTAATAATGTTACCATATTGTCTATCTATATGTTATTGATAATCAACATAGAAACGTTTATATTGTTTCAATTTTATACATATGCATCATTGAAGTTATCACATAAATAATTGAGTATGTTGTTTAAATCGTTGCTATTTGAGTGTACGATAGACTCGACCTTGTCAAAGAAAGTAGGTGTTATATTCTCTATTTTATTGCGTATAATATAATTGAAATATTTTAAGATAATTCCCTTCTTGTCTGTATTATATTGAATACTTATATTTTGGATATATTCTTTTAATTCACATGATTTTTCAGACCGATGTAAGTCGTACATGTTTTTCCATGTATCGTTGGTAATAATACTATCATTCCATTCTGTTAAATTTTGATTAAGTTGGATAAAATTAATCATACTGCGTATATCTGATTTGTATGTATTTTGAATAGTAGTAATAACGCGGTCAGATAACGATAATCCCTCATTTGTTGTGATTTGTTTCACAAACCTGTATATATCATATTCGGGTAGTTGATTGAATCGAACGCAGATGAATTCACTCTGTAGTGATACAATTAATTTACTGATATAGTTACATATTAAACAGAAACGAACATTGTAATTCGTGGATTGTATTAAATATTTTAATGCTTGCTGTGCGTTCTTTGTCATATAATCCACTTCGTCTAATATTACAAACTTTATACCTACCTCGAAGAAATTTTTGGACTTTACAAATTGTTGGATCTGATTACGAATTATATCAATACCGCGTTCATCTGACGCATTTAAATGTATGACGTTTTCTTTGTTAATTTTAGTATGAGTATGTTGATATTCATTTATCAAATTAATAATCGTTGTCGTTTTACCAGTCCCAGGAGGACCGTAAAATAATAAATTCGGGAAATATTCATTCTTAATAATGTTTTCAAATATACTACGATTCGTTTTATCGAGAACAATATTTTCGAATTGGGTTGGTCTGTATTTCTCTACCCATGGTATGTTTTGTTTATATGCCATTCGTAATAAATATAATACAGTGCAATTGTTTATATTTATTCGGATTTGAATATATCTTCAATAAAAATTGATTTAGTATTTACATAATATATTATCAAAAATAATATAATAATTACACCATAACTATTGTAATGTCGAATTCACATATTAGTTACCTTGAACTCATTATTGGGCCAATGTTTTCAGGAAAAACCACACGACTAATCAATATCTATAATAAAAAAAAATCCGAAGGTAAAAAAGTCAAGGTTATCAACTATAGTGGTGATAAACGGTATCATGATTCGATGTTGTCAACACATGATAAAATAATGATACCATGTGTATTCTCCAATACTATTAAAGAGGTATGTCAACCACCCGAAATACATGCACAAGATGTAATTTTAATTAATGAAGGTCAATTCTTTCCGGATTTATATGATAGCGTACTTACATTAGTAGAAACATATAAAAAAGAGGTATATATTTGTGGATTAGATGGTGATTTTAAACGATGTAAGTTTGGCGGACTATTAGATTTAATTCCTATATCAGACAATGTCATTAAATTACATGCGAAGTGCGAAAAATGTAATAAGAATGCTATCTTTTCAAAACGACTCACTAACGAAGAACAACAGGTACTTATTGGTTCTAGTAATTATGTACCAGTATGCAGGGATTGCTACAATTGCTAATCCATACAAAAATTATATATTATTTACCATATTATATAATTTTCTTTCCTATTTTTGGATTACATATAAATACTCTTTTATATTGGCGTATTCCTTCTCTCGTTTATAATTACTAATACCTTTTAATCTATTGTATACTTTATGGTCGATCGGTATTTTATTTATATTCTTGAAAACTTTCAAAATAGTATCCATTTTTGATATAGGTATAATGCCCTTGTCGTTATATGATAATAGAATGTATTTGGATTGGGTATTATTCAATAACTCAATTAATGCAGATTCCGCATGTATACTACTATTATATTTTGATTTGGTTCTATTATTTGGCTGTCCCCTATTTGTATTGGGAATATCGACACCTTTGTCCCAATTGTTAATTATATCCAACATAAAATAATATATATCATATGGATGCTTATTGTACGGAGGGTCATAATATACAACATCTACTTTGGGTATTTTTTTTACCCATTCATTCGTATCCATTTGTGAAACATGAACGTCGCATTTATTTGTATCGTATATCGGATACGGTAGTTTTATTTGTTGAGTGATCCGTTTTATATCTACTTCCTTTTTTCCACCATATTTGCCGATATTGTTGCCATCTTTATAAAAAGCAGAAAATTGCCCGTTTGTATTGTTATGTATTGAACTTTCTACTAATAATGGTGCTTTTAAGTAATCTCTGTACTTTATGGGTATAGTTTCTATATAATCTCTAATGGCGTCAATTCGTATCGCATTATCGCGTGTAAAGTATGCACGTTCAGATTCAACTATAGTACTATCTTTTGGAGACCAATGTTTTGATATCCATGGTTCAGGCACTTCAGTCGTATTATTAGCAATATCATTTGCGGTGTCAATATATGTATTGATTCGACCGTTCATATTAGATGTTGGTGTAGACAAATAACATGCATTTAACGTTTTGCTATAACCGGCTATGTCGTTTGTATATAACTTTTTAGATCGTCGTTTTAATAATCGACTTACTATACCCGACCCGGAGAATCCATCGCCTGCAGTTAATGTATCACATTGTAGTTCTTCACATATGTCATCGAGAACATTATCTATATATGCTAATAATTTACGTTTATTACCCATATAAGTGATAATTTGTTTGGTTAAATAATCGTTTTTTTCCATCTATATTAGTCGTATATAATTTTACACTTATATACTTTGAAAAATCTATTATATTAACCTCCCAAATACATTATACAAACAATATAAACATTATCGCAAATAATTACTTATAACCGGTTAATATGAATACAGAAGAACCTATAAAAAAGAAACGTGGAAGGAAAAAGAAGTCTGAAATAGAAGCGGAACTAGCATTAGACACGACACCTGCGATTGAACTAACTGGAAAGAAACGTGGGAGGAAACCAAAGGGTGGTAAATTGATACTGAAGCCTAATGAACCCACTATCGATGAAAATACGATATCGAATGTTATCTTACATCTAAAGTGTTGTATGGACGACTTGTCCGTACATAATACTACTATATCTCAGTATGTAAACGACCCACTCGAATACAACCCCGACGCACCACCATCCGTCGCGAATTATGATATGCCAGCGAATAATACGTTTGCAATGTATGAAAATACAGAGCCCAATGTATCTTCTTCGATGAATGCTTTAGATTCTACGGCAAGTAACCATATATGTAAGGTTTGTAAGAAATTTAGTTTATCCGAAGACGACGGTCAATCTGAAGATGATACTGATAATACCAGTATGAAAGATATCAATACTAAATTAAAAGAAATCAAATTACAATTATATAAATCAGAATATCCAGATAAAAAAGTAGCATGTTTTTGGTGTACTTATGAATATGATAACCCATCGTGTTATATTCCAAAATATGATATGAATAACGTCATATATGGATATGGGTCATTTTGTAGACCCGAATGTGCGGTAGCGCATCTGATGAAGGAAAATATTGACGATTCTGTAAAATTTGAACGGTACCATCTACTTAATCAAACATATGGAAAGGTGTATAACTTCAAAAAAAATATTAAACCCGCACCGAATCCTTATTATTTATTAGATAAGTATTATGGTAATTTATCTATTCAAGAATATAGAAAGTTACTTAAATCCGACCATATGCTTTTAGTAGTGGATAAACCAATGACACGAATTTTACCCGAACTTCATGAAGACAATGAAGATTTTACTAATAATAGTTATAGTAAAACATCTACGACAAATAATACCGGTGTGTATAAAGTAAAACGTCAGAGCGAAAAGAAAAAGGGACCCAGTAAAACAGATATAATCAAAGAAACATTTGGATTATAATCTCAATTTCTTGTGAAAATAAACAAGAAATTGAAAGAATATAGATATACCACTATTTGTATATTAATGTCTACTCTAGTTTCGGTTGATCTAAAGGGTGGGTTGGGTAACCAATTATTTCAAATATTTACATGTATCGCACATGGGCTAGAAAATAATAAAGATTTTATGTTCTCCTATACATCAGAACTAAAATGTGGTACAGTACGTTCTACTTACTGGGAAACATTTCTATCGGATTTACGCAGATATACTACATATAATAATACAACTGTCAGCAATGCTACACTCGCATGTCTACCTAACTATTGTGAGACGTCCTTTCGTTATGTTAAAATTCCGGAAAATATAATTGACCGTGTTTTATTAGTTGGATATTTTCAAAGTTATAAATATTTTGAAAAATCATGGGGGAATATATCTAATATGATTAAATTAGCAGAACAACAAGTGTCAGTAAAAAATCAATACGCAGATTTATTTACAGATAAAACAACTGTCAGCATGCATTTTAGATTAGGAGATTACGTGAAGATTCAACACTGTCACCCGGTAATGCCATATAGTTACTATTATAATGCCATTTGCAATATGTTAATGTGTAAGACACATCAAGTTCGAGTATTATATTTTTGTCAACAACTTGATAATGACACTGTATCAAAGATTATTTCTCGATTACAAACATCTTTCAGCAATGTAGAATTTGTAAAAGTGGATGATGCAATTGATGATTGGAAGCAAATGCTAATTATGAGTTGTTGTGACCATAATATTATTGCCAATAGTACTTACAGTTGGTGGGCGGCATATTTTAATTCAAATAAAAACAAGAAGGTATGTTACCCGAGTACTTGGTTTGGACCTGCATTAACGCATGACACAACTGATTTGTTTCCATCTGATTGGCAGAAAATATACTGGTGATCGTATATGATATAAAATTGAAAATGATATAATGATATAATAAATGATATATTATTATACTTCATCATGGTAGCTAACAAAATTCTTCTCGAAAACTATAACGCACTCGCAAAAATCCCGTTTGTAAAACGGGCGATCAAGCGGGTCAATATATTGGATAAAGAAAATAAAGAACTTGTTTCTGAAAACAAGACATTAAAAAAGGTCATTGAAATGCTTACAAATAAACAACCCATTTGTTGTTGTTCCCATACAAAAGAGGTTCCGTTAAAAATAAATGAAAATGTTTATATTAAACAAGAAAAAATGACAATAGATGAATTATCCACCTCTACAAACAATAATGACATAAATATTACGTACGAGATAGTCTCTGATAATGGTGCACAACAAGATTCTCAAATTATGTACGGAAACGACGGTGAAACAACAAGGAGAACTGACATATCTCAAAAATTACCAATTTTACCTAATATTGAAAATACTATAGAACTAACCGACGACCAAACAACTGATACAACTAGCATTGTATCTCATGAATCCGAAGAAGAGGAGGATGTTGAGGTCGAAGAATCCGAAGAAGAGGAGGAAGTTGAAGTCGAAGAATCCGAAGAAGAGGAGGAAGTCGAAGTAGAAGAATCCGAAGAAGAGGAAGTCGAAGTAGAAGAATCCGAAGAAGAGGAAGTCGAAGTTGAGGTCGAAGAATCCGAAGAAGAGGAGGAAGTTGAAGTCGAAGAATCCGAAGAAGAGGAAGAGGAGGAGGAGGAAGTCGAAGAATCCGAAGAAGAGGAAGAAGTCGAAGTAGAAGAATCCGAAGAAGAGGAAGAAGAAGCATATGAAGTCACGATTAAAAAGAAATTATATTATACCACAAACGAAATTGATGGTATTATTTATAGTATTGACAAAGACGACGAAATTGGAGATGAGGTCGGACATTTTAAAAATGGAAAACCTGTCTTTAATAAGAAAAAGTAGACCATTATGCAGGTAAATATATAATACAAAGTACTTAAATAAAAAGCCATATATATAATATCGGGGGAACCGGTCATACAACTTGTGATGAAACCACAATAAAAGTTTCAATACTCGATTAGCTCAGTTGGTAGAGCGCACGCCTTTTAAGCGTGTGGTCGTGGGTTCAAGCCCCACATCGAGTGCGGGGCAGTAAGGGACGCCCTCACAAAGTCCCCTACAATAGGGAAATGGAGAGATATTCCATTTAACGATGGAACTATTGGTTGTTACCTGTAATATTAATGAAGATTATGTCTACTGGAGACCAGCAGTTAGTATCTCACAATCTTAAGCGAGGAAGGGGGCTTGAGATAGACCTAATATGTCTATAAACTATTTTTGTTCTCGTAGCTCAGTTGGTTAGAGCATCGGTCTTATGAGCCGAAGGCCTGCGGTTCGAGCCCGCACTTGAACATTTTTACTCTTGTTATTACATATTTGAAATACTTTTTTCAAATATGTATTGTCAATAAAAAATTAGATATACCTATATTGGGAATTTATTAGTTATATTTTTTCAAGTAATTTACGGTCTAATTGTCTCAATTCGATTGATATTTGTTTTAGTCTATTCAACATAGCATCAACTTCTGGATCATATCTTCGTATCTGACGTGATAAATCAAATAATAAGTCGTCCAATTCATCGTTGAGTGTCTGTATATTGTTTCGGATATTATTGCATTCAATACATATCATCAAGGTCGTCACCTTCTGCGTACAATTGCAATATGGGTCTCGGTCGGTTCCTTTATATCCACTAATGCACTCACCACATTGAACGTCAATCGTATCTTCTATTGGTGTTTTGTCGCATTTGCATGCGACATTCCTGTAATATACGAAAGGTGCCTCCATATATAATTGTCAACTTATATATCGCACTCAATATACAGTTGTTATTTCAATTTTTTCACTTTACGAGTTGTATTACGCATTTTTTTGCGTCTATGTTTAGACTTACCTCCTTGTTGAGGAAGTAATTTTGTCGATTCAAATTTGGCTAACATATCCAACACGAAAATATACAAATTATAATTTGCGAGTTTTTGTTGTTTTAATGTCGTTTGTTCGCGAGTTTCAACTTGATTCTTGGTTTGGTTAATAATTTGACGTTGGGTCTGATATTCTCCTTTTTTTGTAATTATAGCATTCCTCTGTGAATCAGACGACGTATTATTTTC